GTCATTCAGATCATTCGCCGCCATCGTGGCTTCATTCAGTGCACCAGTTGGCACACTGGCAAACTGTTGACGCTGTGGGGCAGCAGGCCCGTCAAATTCAAGATAGGCGTGTGATCTGGTGTTTGCGCTTGCCCATTTCTGCTCCTGACCTTTAGGCACGAAACCTTTCGGCCCAACCCAAGGCGTCTTTGGTGCGAGTGCGACAAGTTCAGTGGTCGCACTGTTGTGCGTCGGAATCATACTTTCGCCGCAAAGAAACAAGTGCGAAGGCGCATCAATGCCAATGCACTGAACAGGAACAGGATCAATCGGCGTGACGCTTTTAATGCCGTGTCGCTTAGTGCGTCGTTCATGCTTCGGCGCATCCGGGAACGGATTGCGGATACCAAAAACGGGATCTCCCGCGTACGCCGTGAAACTAAACTGATAGGCTGCTTTGCGCCCGATGATCGGCGTGCCATTCGCCATGCCATCGCGCGGCTGGCGGACAACATGCGTATGCTTAAACCCAAGAGAGGACAGAAGCTCGGCAAATGCCTTTGATACACCCTCATCCGTCGTCACAAAGCCGCATGTATTGTTGGACTGGTTATAGCTGCCGTCGCTGTCCATCAGCCCCTGCAAAAGCTGCCAACGCTGTTCAATGGAGCCCCGGAGGTATTCTTGCGGAATACGCTTGCCGCCAAAGACACCAATCTCCTTTAGCTGCGTTTGGAGGCCGTAAACAGTGTACGTTGCAGACCCTCTGCCATTATATCTTAGAGGACTGCACTCATAACCGAAACTGTTTATGACCCCAACAATTTTTTCCACGTCTCGTTCATTTGATGTGACCGTTCCAGCGCACGTTGTTCCGTCCCCTAACCATTGTCCCATTATATAAGGATGAACAATCAAATCTTGTCGTTCTGTATTGAGGCGTCCCGCAACATCAATAAAGTGTTTTTTAGGCTCTAGATCGCCTGTATTGAGTTTTTTGTACTCCCAGACAAAGCCATCCTTATTGCGCCCGACTCTTTCTTCAACCATCCACGGGTGTTCTGCGCTGGCTATTACTTTACTGCCATCAGTAAATTCAATCTCATAACATTCTTTATTGCTGTAAACAGGGCTTTTCCCGATAACGTGGCAAACGTCGCCATTTTCATCAAATAGCTCGTCACCAACTTGAATTTCGCCAATTGTCGTCCATCCGTAAGGCGTTGGAATTGCTGTATTAATACACAGATGCCGCCAAAAATTGAACATCATCTGGGGGTCTTTAGCATCACGGATAAGGCTTCTAAAATGACGGCGACCATCCATCCACACCTCATCGCCCCAAACAGGGCAGATAGGGATATTCTGACCGGGCCAATCGTCTTCTTCCAGAACCTCGTTCCCGTTAATTATGCGGCGTTTAACATCATACCCGTCAACCATCCGCTCACGCTGTACGGTAACGCCTGATATATCCATAAATCCTTCTTTAAGGTCTTTGTCGCTCAAGCCATCGACAGGGATATTGCCAGCTTCAAAAAATCGCTTTGCCATAGATGGCAAATCATCTTCACGAATAGCCTGTAAATCAAAGCCGCCTTGCTGGTTTGGGATGGAAAGCTGAATAAGTTTAGTCTGTTTTTTGATACGCTGGAACCATTCGGCAATGCGTATTTGATCCTCTATCATCCATAATTCTGCATCTTCGTCACGGCTGTCGCCATCCCAAGACACCAGAGACCCTTTAGGATATCTGGCCTTGTATTCCTCTTTTGACAGGAGATCGGACACAAACGCATAATCCCAATCGCTTGCGTCAAATTGCGTTGAAGATACATCCCAATGAACTGAAAGAGGATTGGCAATGCGTCTGATCCTGGCTTCAAGTTCAAACGTCTCATCATGAGCATAGTCAATATCGATACGGAAAAACCCAAAGCCGCCAGTTACGGAATGATCGATAGCTGTATCATATGCTGTTGATGCTACAGATTGCCGTTCAATATTGCGAATGAGCCCACCGATAATTTCCGCTGTATCCTCATCCGCGCCACTATCAACAGGACTAACCTTAATAGCAGGCTTTGACATCCTGGCTTCATTGACAACGCTTCTAATCAGTGAAGGCAGCTTGTTAATGACCAAGGCTGGTCGGCCTTCTTGCTGTCGCTGCCTTTTAATCTCATCAGGCCATTGATCTGCCAGGCGCGCAAACTTTGTATCGTTGTAGTAATCTTCACGGTTGAAAGATGATGCCGATTGGCTCTCTTGAAAGCGCTCAAGTGCATCTTTTATGACTGTATCACTGGTTTTTGCCATGTCTTAATCCATCAAAGGGAATTTACGCATCACTGCGTGTTGGCATCATATTAACCTAATCCTGTGGCAAAATAAACCCTCTAGCCATTTCGGCCTTACAAGCCACCAATCTACCAGGCTCTTTATCTGCCAATTCCATAAGCTGATCGAAATTTTCCATCGCCTTGCGATATTCTTCCGCCGCCTGATCGAATGTTAATTTCCCCACATTATGCAAAATAGCATAGTCACGCAGCCGCATACAGTGCATAGCATATCTAGCCATCTGTAACTGCCTTGATTGCGTTAGTTCTATTGTGTCTCTTACTTCCATGATATTACCCCATCCATCCTGAGAACTCCTTTAAAACAAAATACCAAATGATAGCCGCTGCGACCAGTTGCATCCCATATAAAACACCCGCGACAACATCTTTCATCCCATCCATGATCCTGATCCTCCTTGCGGATAGTATTCTTCTGGCTCACTTTTGGTCATTGTAATGCGCGGGAACAATTCTGTCATGCCCCAAATCATAGCATCCGCCCTATCGGGGCTATCTTCACCCTCATATCCATGCGCGGTAAACTTAACAAGTTGATCCTCCAATTCAGGGAATGATCCGACATGGTGAACGCGACCTGTTGAATAAATAGCACTGATAGGCTCTGCCCTGACGTGCTTGCCGCGTGTTGCTCTGACTTCAACAATCCTCGCACCGCGCCCTGTGCTTTCAATCGTATGGCGCACCATATCGCCGCCCTGATTGACCTCGATGACGATGGCGTCAGCATCCCACTTATCATACATAGCCAGCGCCCGTTGCGCCCATTGGTGAGGCGAACCTTTTAAGCTGGCATCTTCCAAGACGTAGCCATGCCCATCAGCGCCTAGAGCACATACAACGATGCCGTGGGTATCGCTAACATCTGTATTGGTGACGGCTGGGTCAACACCTACCACAATACGGTCCAACGGCGGCGCTTCTGTTAGCCTATAATCATCAATAACCTGCCTTGTCCATATGGCGCCCAAGGCTTCCGGCTCGTAAGCACCTAGCCAGATATGAGCATATCTATCAGGGTTTGATTTATGATCATGCATCCGATCTTGCTCTAATTCTTTCGGGAATAGTTCATTATCGGTGTAATTAATCTGTGCGATTATAGCATTCTCAGGCGGCATTGGCCCGCGAAAGAACGCATCCACCGGGTCAGATTTACTGCGTGGGTTCCAACTAAACCACAATTCGGAACCAGGAGCACGAATTGTTGGTCTTAACATCTCAAGGCTCTTACTTGATAATGTCTGCGCCTCCTCCACCCAGCATACCTGGAACCCCTCTAATGATTTGATTGTTTCCGCTGTGTGGTCGTTCATTCCCTCAAAAATGATAACGCCTCCGCCGGGGGTGATAATCTGATCGCGCTGAACATCAAATCTACTTCCAACCCCCATTGACTTTATCTTATCTTCAAGAAGCCTCTTGGCGCTTTCCTTTAGTGATTTTTGTATTTCCCGAACGCAAACCGCCCTAAACCCTTCGTTGGCGTTAGCGTTAGCTATAAGGGCCTCACCAAAGAAGTGACTTTTGGCGCTCCCCCGCCCGCCATACAAAGCTTTATATCGGCTGGGACGCATAAAGTCGGTAAATATATTTGATGCCCGCCCTACAATATATGGCTCACTCTTCACCAACTGGCTTACCCCATAATGTTAATGGCGCACCGTCTTTTCCTGTATGCTCAAAATCCTGCTTATCACGCCATGCCGCCTTCTGCCTGTTCTTAAGCCAAAAGATAGCCGCTGTTGTGTCGGGCGGGTAATGCTTTGTTGTGGGAACTATTAAAGGCGCGCCATTGTCGTTGAATATTTTATCTTCTGGGTGTGAATATCCAAGCGCACGATTGTAGAGACTTTCAGCTACCCTAGCGTCTGCTTGCTCTTTTCCAGCACTTAAGGCCTGTAAAAAATCTGGCTTTGACTGCTTCCATTTGTCAATTGTTGGAACACTAACATTAAAGAAGTTTGCTATCTGTTCATCTGTTGCGCCAAGCAGGCATAACTTGAATGCTTGATCCAACATTTCATCTGTGAACTTAGTTGGTCTGCCTCTTTTCTTCTCTGACATTATTTTCAATCCTACACTTGCCTTTGCCGCACACTATACACCTTCCTTTGTCGCTTTTCAAACATTCACCTTGTTTGAACTTTTCGCCTATCATCTTCATAGCTAGCTCGTATGATGCCGCGCCGTCTTTGTTTATGTCATATTCTATCATGCACCTGGCTCGGTGTAAGTTAAAGACGGTTGCAAGATTGGCGGTCTTACGAGCGATTCATTAGAAAGGAATTCTGATCGCCGGGGGTTCCGCTTTGACCCGTTGTTTAGGGCATCATGCTTTTAATAGATCACCGTTAAGACCTACGAGGTAAAACCCCCTTTCAAAAAACTAAAATTCCTTTTGGCTTATGATCATATCTTCAATGATTGTATTCGAGTTTTCCAGATATTGCACCACCTAAATCTATGTGATCGCCATCTAACAATTCAACACTAAGTTCATTCCTATCTAATTGCGCCAAGCCTTAACGCATGACGATCTTGTTCGCGTTCTTTTTTTTCTGGCTTGCGAGTGCAAAGTTCATGATGTTTTTGCAGTCTGACGCGCCATATGTGTGAACATTTTCACCACAATAACCAAAATCCTTCGGGTCGCATTCAATGTACTGGCACTTATGACCAAGACCAGACCCATCCATGGTGTTCTTGTGGTTTAAGAATGGCCTGGCCACTGAATAACCAAACTTCTTAATATGGGCAAATTATGACTTTGTTAAAGCATGCGCGTATGATGAACTTTGCAGTCCAATCCTATTTGCCCTACCTATGACAGCATTTTTTGAAACGTCTTTGCCTGTTTGTTTTTTTAAAATTGCCGCTATTTCTCTGGCACGTAACCCTTTTTCGTACCCATCTGATATAATTTTGTCCATTTCTGTTGTGTATGTCT